ACGCGCCGGAGGTTCATCGTCGTCTTCATCACGAGCAACCTTCTTCCTTGCAGGAGACTCTTCCTCTTCTTCGGTATCTGCACCGTTCATAAGGGCAGCGATATCGTCGTAAGACATTTCCTCAATCAAACGATCGAATCCGATTGCGTCGTCCTCAAACTCAGAGATATCATCTTCTCGGGCAACAAGTGTCACTGAGGAGGCTTTAATGAATTTTTTTCCATTAAAGTAATCCTCTGCTCCTATAATCTTTACGGTGAGTCCTTTTTCAATATCAGCAAAGAACCGTACTTCTTTACCTTTCTTGGCGGCCTCTTTATCGGCATCATCCTGCGCTGCTTTCAAAGGTTTCTCAAAGTCTTTGGCGTTTGTCTCAAAGATCTGGAGTCCCTTATCTGGATTATCACAATCCACAATATTATAGAATAAGCGAAGCCGTGCATAAGGTACAGCATCCTTTTCTTCTTTGGTACGTGCTGTCTTATTCATTTCCTCTGCAAGTTCACAGATAGGACATGGCTTGCCATAGTTCTTGTTCGGACAAGCAATACTCTTGCGTCCTGCACCAACATCCTTATGAACATATAACGGAAGCGAATAAAAAAGATCACCTTTTTCAAGTGCTCCTTTAGCTACAAGCGGATGCTTCTTACCAATAGGGAAGGGGATAATATTAAATTTTTGTCCTCCCTCTACCAATTTGTAGAACTCATGCTTACCATCTACCTTGCTGAAATCCAATGCATTGAAATTGTTTCCTGCACCCTTGCCCATTTGTTCGCGCTGTTTTCCCCAGTCTCCCATAATTGTTTCTCCTTTCGTGTTCGTTATCGTTTTTCGTTAAGTCTGTCTCGTGCAGACTGTGCCGACATCCCTGTGTCCCCAGAGTAATACGAGGAAATCTGTAACTTTACAAGATTATCCAACATACTCTTCTGATTATCCAAAGAACTCATAATGCCCCAAAGAGTATCCACAGCATGCTGTGCAATTTGAAGCGCCTCTCTTGCAGACGTTACCTCGCCGTCATCGTTTAATAACGCGCTGTATGTGGCCTCTGTTGCTTTAAGATCTGTGGGGCAATTACGTCTCCAATACAAATCCCTTTCTGCCTCTTTACTTTTGAGACGATCTTTAGCAGCGTCCAGCTCACCGCGAGCGGTGCTGTACTGCTGTGCGTAGATGTAGTACTTTGTAGCAAATACTTCACACTCGTCGTCAAGATGCATTTTGTCTACTACAAGATCATCCTCGATAGATACCCCTACGTTCTTCATTCTTCCTCCTTAACAATAGCCAGATGTCCGTCAAATACAAACCCGCACCCCAGCAAGAAACTTTCGATGTGTGTAAGTACTCCAAGACTATCTCCATCATACAGACAATCTGCATGAAAACTAGATAGGTTCGATTGCACCACATCACCGTCATCCACAAACTCCCGAATCAAAGTGAAATTTTCACCTTCCATTTATACCCCCTTCTCAATAGTAATGAACTCTGGAAAAGGCAACTGTTTAAGAAGCTCGTCCAGAAACCTATGCCATATAGGAAGTCTGTGATTCCTCCTATCGAAATAAATGTGCCGTAGCGTCTGATAATTTGTACATACTATACGCCTCTGTAAAAAAGACTCTGGGAGCATTTGCTTGATAGACTCAATCGGCATCCTTGCAAGAACAGCATTTTCCATATTTCTGATGGCATCGACCACAGCATCAGTGACTCCCTCATTATCAACATGAAAGTCATCCACAGAAAGTTCTGTATCTTTGATACGTTTCTGGAGCCGATGGACACTACTTTCTGACATTTCTGTACAGCCTATGCGGTAGGTATCAAATTCTGACCACCAATACCTTGGCATAGTAAGATCTAACCACACCGTAGCCATACGAGTAACCTTTGCTGCGCTATCTCCCTCAAGTATCAATTTCTTTAGGAGTTCCACGTCATCAAGAAATAAGTTGACTCCACGAGATGCCTGTACAATCTCCTCATTAGATACACTATTAAAAGATAGCCGCATAGCTTCACATGCTATATCTAGTCCCTCAGTCCTCAGTACTTTTACTTCCATCTTCCAACTCCTTTACTAGCCGTGTAGCATACCAAATTGCTTTCTTAATATCTTCTGCTGGTGCAATCTTTTTTTCATACCGCCACGCATATTTAAGCATATTTCCTTTAAGGAATCCGTTAAATGCTTCCTGTGACATAGATGCTTTAATGGCATCTATACATTCAATTTCTCCTGATGCATAATGGCTAGGATGAGATACAGGATCATGCTCAGAGTACAAAGGAAGTTTTACTGCATCTTCTGATGCTTGTGCAAGAAGGAAGTCTTTACATATCTGTACACTTAGTGGACTTATCATATCAGAATCGGTCTTAGTACACGCCTTATAACATGGGCAATCTGTATCACTACCTTGTAAATAATCAGAACATTCTAGTTCTGAACAGCGTCCCTCGTTTTCTACTATCTTTTTTGCTTTTTCAATTGATGTCATCTATACCCTCCGATAATGTATTTATTGCTCTTCCTATTTGATGTTTGCAGAACATCTCGCACTTCCCGTTCTTGATAGGCATCTCTGCAAACCACGACTGTCTATATGGATTTATCGTAGCGGTATATCTATAGCAATCATGCTTCCTACTGCAATCTACCCCTTTACACTTAGTAATATCACTAATGTTACACCTCCGTAATATTCGTCCATTTCTGATTAGGTAATACTTGCCTACCTACCATAATTTCGTTTGCCATACCCCTAGCCATAGAAGCGATAGCTTGCTGGACGTATGCTTTGTTTGCATATCGTGCCTGTATCTCTTCTAGGCGTTCTCGACTCATAGGTGCTGAATTTGACATTATTTACCGCTGCTCCCGAATCCGTTCGTACCCCTGTCTGAATCGGATAATTCTTGAATTTCTATAACATCTATAAGAGGGAGTTCAAGGATAATACCTTGGGCGATTCTATCACCCTTAGTGATCATATATGGTCTGTCACTATTGTTATATAGCTTTACCTTTATCTCCCCACGGAATGCTTGATCTATGACTCCTGCTCCAGAAGCCTCAACACCAAAGTTAAAGGCCATACCCGAACGGGACTTCACGATCATACATGCTTTAGTACCTTTTGCACAGTCCAATGGTTCCCATGCCACACCTGTTCCTAGTATAGCTCTCTTACCAGCATGGATAGTGCATCCTACTTGGGCGTATAGATCTATACCAGCATCCCTATCGTTCTTATAGGTGGGCAGGATGGCATCGGTATGTAATTTCTTGAATCCTACGTTCATTTGTTCTCCATGAGGTATTCAAGTGCTTCTTTTTTGTTATTGAACATAAACAGCCTTGCTCCATTAATATTAGAGACATCATCAAGTGCCTCTTTACATGTAGAATAGGTCTTTCCATTGAAAGTGCTTTCTGTAGTAGACATACTATACCAACTATAAGCATCGTACACACCTAGCAACAAATGGGTATATGTGTTTGATCCTCGATATGTCAAACCATATATTTTAGTGGGATCATACACAATCCCTTCTGGTTTGTTGATAATTTCTTTGAGTTTTGCGGTCTCTGCCTCAATAGCCTCAAGCCTCTTCATAGCTTCTTTCTTATCCATATCTTTGCCTCCTATTAATGTTCCTCCGTCAAGAGTATCTCCCTTGGCGTATGTTCTGATTGTATTACCCATCGCATCAATTTCTACTAAATGTAAAAGACACACATAAATCCTGCCCATATGTGTATTCTGAAATGCAGGTACATTAGTATAGTCGTCCTCTAGCAAGGTGAGTATATCTCCCACGTCATTAAGCACTGTTTTAATAATTACTTTCCACCGTCGCTGTGCTTCTTTCCCACCAACATAAATAGACTTTCCTGATGCAAAATATCTCCACGGTGATTCTTTCTTACCCATATCTTTGCCTCCTATTAATACAGACCACACATATGCAGTCCTGACATAAGTAATGCTCCACTTAGAACTGCTTCATAAAAAAGCAGACATTTTACAGCTAAGCCCCCATTTTTGATACCACACAGCACAAAACAGCTCACCAAATTAATACTCGCCAAAATAAGATAAAACATACCTTACCTCCTTATTTAGGAAAAAAATATTGTATTACCTATGTTTATAAGAGCACATGTGAACATTATTAATGCCCACACCATATCCCCCGTAGTTCTACTTTTCCACCATAGATAGATATCATACCCACATACAGCAAAACTAGCCACCACAGAAATAACTGCTACTATCCACATACTCAACCTCCTTAAATTCCTTATCTATAGTATACACAACTATAGATAAGTTGTCAAGTGCCTCTACTCAGTGATAAAAGCGACGCGATGCTTCTTTTCTTCCTTCTTACCCATATTCCAATTCTTTATAGCACGATAGTATCCTACTATCCTTGCATAAACTTCGGTTTCTTTACCACAAGTAAGGCAGATTGGTTGCTCACCATCCAGATACCCATGATCAGAACAGATAGAATATACAGGAGAAATGGAAAAATAAGGGATCTTATAATTCTGACATACCTTTTTCACCAACTCTTTACATGCCCCGGCATCTGCCATTCGTTCTCCGAGCATAATATGAAACACCGTTCCACCAGTATACTTTGTCTGCAACGGTTCTTGTCTATCAAGAGCATCTATAATATCGGGGGTAAAGTCAACAGGAAGCTGGCTTGAGTTAGTATAATAAGGCACATCGACTCCAGAAGTAATAATATTTGGGAAGTTTTCTTTGTCATGTCGTGCTAGCCTATAAGATGTAGATTCTGCCGGAGTAGCTTCAAGATTATAAAGGTGGCCTGTTTCTTCTTGGTATGAAACGAGAACATCCCGCATATAAGAAAGAACCTTTTCTGCCAAGTCTGCTCCCGCTTGCGTAGTTATGTCTTCCCCTAGAAGATTAAGACAAGCCTCATTCATTCCTACCAATCCGATTGTATTAAAATGGTTATTGAAATTTCGGAGATATCGTTTAGTATACGGATACATCCCCATATCAAACCACTCCGTTAATTTAGTACGTTTAATCTCAAGACTCTGTTTTGCTATCTCCATAGCAGCACAAATCTTTTCTTTGAAAAGCCATTGCTGTGTTCCCGGTTCTATTTCCTCTTTTTTAGCAAGATACGCCAACTGAGGAAGGTTGATTGTTACAACTCCAATAGATCCCGTAAACTCATCCGAGCCAAACAACCCACCACCACGTTTTCTTAACTCACGCTTATCAAGACGGAGACGACAACACATAGACCGCACATCATCCGGCTTCATATCGGAGTTAATGAAGTTAGCAAAATAAGGAGTCCCATATTTTGATGCCATGGTGAACAATAAACTTGTGTTTTCGTGTTCCCAATCAAATTCATTGGTAATGTTGTAAGTGGGAATAGGGTATTGGAAACCTCTGCTATTAGCATCTCCCTCCAACATGACTTCGATGAAAATACGATTAACCGTGTCTATTTCTTTCTGACAATCCCCGTAAGTAAAATCTTGTATTTCTCCACCTACAATAGCTTGTATGTCTTTAAGATCATTCGGGCATACCCAATCAAGTGTGATGTTACTGAACGGCGCCTGAGTCCCCCAACGAGATGGAGTATTGATTCCATAGATAAATGTTTGCATACACTGACGCACTTCCTTATCTGTTAGATTATCTTTTTTAATAAATGGAGCAGTATACGTATCAAATGAAGCTAGCGCTTGTGCACCTACCCATTCATTCTGTGTTATGCCCAGAAAATTTACTATCTGTTGCATAAGTGTATTTAGGTGTCTTGCTGGTGCAGAAGTAATTTTATCAGGAACACCACCAAGGCCCTCCATGATCAACTGCTTAATACTCCATCCCGCACAATAGGGGGCAAGCATACATAAATCATGTATATGAATAGTTGTATTTTTATGTGCATCTGTAATTTCTTTTGGGTACACCTCATTAAGCCAATAATTAGCTGCAGTAGCACCAGCACTATGCAAGATCAATCCTCCTATAGAGAATCCTACATTAGAATTCTCCTGTACACGCCAATCGTATTGGTCAATATACCCGTCTACTGTTTCTTTTACGAACTCTTGTTCATTTCGTTGCTTCTTACTCATCGTTGTGCTCCTTATATGTTTCTCTGGGAAAATTTGTTCTTGCCCTATTCCCCAATAATTCAATTGCTTTCTTAGCATATGCACGTTTCTGTTCTTCTATAGACGGTTTCATCGTCCCACCTTCACAAACTTATACATTTCCCCATCGAATTCTACAATAGCATCTTCCTTGGCTTTTTTCTTGTATGTGTCTCGTATCTCCCATGCACCCCAAACAACGCCTATGACAAAACTAAGCAAAACGCTTACTAATAGCAACATACTATTCTCCTTTCTCTACAAGTGCTTTTTTCTTAAACAGCTCAAGCTCTGCACGAGTATTAAGTAGCTCCTGCGCCAGAAGAGGCACCATTGCAACATCTATATAGCTATATTTGGGTAATGTACTAGCCATTTTCAACAACTCACTATTACTAAATTCTATCACATAATCCTCCTAGAGTGAAAAAGACCCCTCTAGCAGTTCAGACTAGAGGGGAGCACTTCACATCATGCTTTTAGATAACTACTTGGTACGTTTCCACGTTAAAACACCGTCCCCAGAACATATTCCAGACACAAAACATCTCTTTTTCACCCTCTTTGTACCTACTTCTGTAAGTCAAAGGTAACAATTGCTTCAAGTACCACATCATGAAAACAGTTTCCCGATCCAGAGCACTACGGCTCCCAAAGCGGCAATGACTGCCCCAATAAGGACAACTCCACCACTAATCGTCTCTACCGTAATACCGCATACGATAAGTACAGCCACAGACACAACAAACGCCACCGCAGCGACGGTCTTTACCGTCTTGTTAGCGAAGAACCCCTTAACCTTACTGTACCCCACAACAACTTCTTTCTCGTCCATAAAAGCCTCCTATATAGTGAAAGGGTAGTTAATTTATCACATCCTTATATAGAATACAATAGATACCCTTATCTACCTTTGAACACGTAATGCCCACCACGAACCTCAGAATACCAATACTGGATCCAGAAAATCCTGCATTTCTTCTGCATATACTCTATCATGGTTTCACATCCGCTCCACCCCCCGGTGGATAATTCAAGCACATTTACTTCTTTTGGGGGATACCAATCGTCCAACCCACGCCCCATACGGGCGTGTCCACTCCCACACCCATTAAACAGTTTCACTATAAGTGCAAATGCTTCCGCCTCTGGTAAATCATCTAACAAGTTTAATTGTGCAAATTCCACGTCTTCTGGGTATCCGTCACTGTCCATAAAAAATCTCCCTATCTGCTTTATTCCGTTCTAACTCTTTTACTTTATCATCAAGCCCATCTATGAGATACAATAGGAATTCCTCTGTTTCTGATAGATTGTATTCCCTTAACTTCTTTATGATCATTTTATACTCATTTTCATGCATATCCTGCCTCCTTACATATACACATTACGCAATACTTGCCGTTTCAACTTCCTACTATCTGCCTGTTGCTGCTGTACAACAAGAAGTAACTCACGGATAACCTCGTAAAATAGTTTTTGATGCTCATCTGCTTTCCACTCACGGAAATCTCCGTCTAGTTTGTATATAATATCCTGTACTTCCATTATTCCCCCGCTCCCAGAGAAAATACGTTGTTTCCTGTAACACACACACCACCAGTAATATTACCTGATGTATCATAAAAAGTGTAATTATTTCCTTCTTTCACGTAGGAGTCGAATTTGTAATACTGATACCCAGAAAGGAAATTACCATATATAGCGGTATATTTGTACTGATACGCTACATGTGGTGGTGGTACTGTATCACTACACGCTTTTACTGTTATAACCACCGCTAATATAGCAGCTATGAGACATATTATACCAAATATTTCCCTAAGAACATTAAAAATCTTCTCATTCCTACTCATTTCGGTTACTTTCTCCATACTTCCCTCCTATAATCTCCGTGTTCGACCTGATTTGAACAGATAGTGCATCCTCATTTACTAGAGGTGTGTTTACCATTTCACCACGAACACATGTAAAAAGAAAGGTGAGCCGAGAGAAGAATTCCTTATCCTCCCGGCGACCTTTACTCCAGTTTTCGTCTCCGCAGGGTTCTCCCCCGACTTGTTCTGGCAAACAGAATCTATTTATCTTTAGAAAAATAGAAAACGTAACGTATAGCAAGGACAACATTCTTTATAGCTCGTAATATACTCATGGTTTAATCCCCCCAATCATAATTACTGCCACAATCCATATAATCTCTGCAACAATACACCCTATCACAAATCCAATTAAAAGTCTATTATTTTGCATACAACCTCCTCAATAAAAGAGATCATCAAAGTCATAATAAAATGCTACCGGAAAATCACACACCCTTCCTGTTTTAGGATCTATTTGTACCCCATCCACCCTTACCAGAGCATGGTCTGTCGCACCCCCCGTACCAACATGTCTTGCAGAAGAGTCTACACACAAGAACTGCCCTTTAATGTCGAACTTAATATAAAGGATATCAAGGTACATAAGAGCCATCTCCTCACAATCACTATATCCTAGTTCCACGGTCTTAGTAAGAGAATTCACTACCTCAGACCCCGTAGGATCTGCTTGGTACCGAATATGGGACTTAATCCACGGGGTGATATCAGCCTGTGTTTTTACAGAAGAGAA